AATATTTAGCACCTTTGTCGGTGGTCTGCTTGTCAGCCGTAAGAGCCAAACGATAATTGAAGAACTTGGTATCAGACGGTATGCGCTTGATTACATCATGGTAGAAAGGTCCGTAGTTCTTGCGCTTCAGAGACAGGATCACCGGTTCATTTTCTATCGTGCGTTCTTCTCCGGAAGCCGTCTTGCCGGTGTATGATACTAGACCACGTATCACACGATATCGATCACGGCCTTCGTACTCTTTCCGCTGCTCCGGAGTCATCTGGATAGACTGCTCGTATGTAGGCATACCACACATTGTGCCACCTAGTTGATCACGGGCTTCATCTCGTTTATTGATAATAAGTCTGGACTTGTTGACTAGCCTGCCATCGTCCCAGTGCATATACTGTACGTGATTTGATAGCGCATGAAGTACTACGCCGTCTTTGGCATACACACGTTCATCGTCAGTATTTAAAAAGAATGCACCCAGCGGAATTTGGTTGCCGTCTTTGTCTTCGCCCTGAGAATTAATCTTTAAGGTTGGTATTTTAACCGATTGAGGCGCATCTGCAGCACCCAGCATATCAGCCAATTCATCTGGCGTCATGCCACCTTCAGCGGGAATTATATCAGACATTTTGTCTCCTTGATTTGAACATTCATTTTACCATAACTAAGTGGCGTTTGTCAATGATAGTTCTTCCTGATCAAGCCAGTTTTTGCCTGCACTTATCTCTATGTCAAAGGGTACTACGCACTTGTAGCCAAAACGTGTGACCATCTCTTCATCAATACGGGTCATTGCTTCAACCAGTATGGATTTAACCTGTTCAACCTCATCCGGATGAGTGTCTACGACTATGCTGTCATGCACAGTAAGGATGAGTTTGCTTCTCAGATTAGCCTGCCGGAAGAAGCGTAAGGCGCGGATGCAGGCTAGTTGAACCATGTCGGCTGAGAACCCCTGCACGGGGTAATTTAGTATCTGCGTGGAATGGCTCACTCTATTGCCTCTAGTCCGAACTACGTTAGGCCAGTAATACTGCCGACCGGATGGCGTCTGAACGATACCGTTCTTTAAAGTGCCGGTCATAAGGGAATTATGCCAAGCCTCAATTCCACGATAAATCTCATAGAATTTGCCGAAATACGCTTTGATATGTGGCTCCATTCCTGCCCCTGTCCCGCCAAAAAGGGGTTGGAACGAGGCCCACTTATGGCCCTGACGTTCATCCTTGGTCACATCCTTTGGGTCTTTCTGTAGGCAGATCGATGCAGTCTGACGATGAATATCCTTACCTTCTAAAATGTCGGCTAACCCTTGGCTATCACGACTAAGTTCAACACACGTTCTAAATTCCAAACCGCTGTAGTCGGCTTCTAGTAGCAGGCCATCATCAAACCTGCTGACAATAGCCCTGCGTACAGGGAAGCCTCTTTTAGGCCAGTTTTGAGCGTTAGGATTGCTAGAAGACAGCCTACCAGTAGCAGCAATACACTGATTAAAATTTGCATGTAGTATTCCATTCTTGCGCGTACCTCTTTTCAGTCCGGCTACAAAACTGTCGAGATAAACTGAGACAGCCGATAAGCGGGATAATTTTGTTAGAAATTCAACTGCCACCGGCTTTCTCTTGCGAGTGGCTACTCCGATCAAAGTCTGGATGGTTTCCTTGTCGGTTTTAAAACCACCTGCAGCGGCGTAGGATGGTCCGGTTGGGATCATCCTCAGACCGGCTGTTTGACCAGTGGGTTGGTAGATAGCACCAAGACCGCCGCAATTTTTGCATTTAGTCCTATTCTTGTATGGCTCTTCTGTCTGGATGCGATACTTCTTACCCAGCTTGATTTTAGTCTTCACCTTGAACTTCTGTATTGAACCAAATCCATTGCAGTTAGAGCAGCACACCGCTTGTGTTTTCTCGACCACCCGTGTGGTAGTCCTGACGGCGTCTGAGAATTGATTTTGACTCATCCGAGGCGGCATAAGTGATTTACCCGCCTCATTGGTGCCTATGTTGAACGTCTGCTTGTGAATGGCCTTGTCGATCACCTCTCTGGAGTAAACGACCTTAGTCATATCATCTCCTGAGTTAAGATTGATGGGAGTATCGCCCATAACCTGCTCGACTATCTCAGTCAGACGCACTGTCAGTTGTACCTTTTCTGCTTGGAACTCCTTCTCGACAGTGTCCAAGGCAGCTAAGTCAATGGCACAACCGTTTCGCTCTAATTCAACCAAAAAAACCAGCATCTCATTCATCTGGTCACGGGCAGTGATGAGAGATTTATTTTCTTGCGCGTCAAAATCGTCCATCTGCGCTAAGTACAGTTCAGCGGTGGTTCTGACATCTGCTTCTGCATACTCCAGCATGGTAGCCAGTGGCATCTCGCAGAAATCCACGCCGTCTTGGAACCAGTGATCGATCAAGTCTGATTTCTTCTGATTGCGTAGTCCACGCCGTTCCGCTGAACCCTTCAGAGATAAATCCCTGCGCTGGGCCTTAGCCAGCAAGTACTCCCCGATTAAAGTGCAGTAGATTTTTTCTGGCGCGTCAAATCCTGCTTCTAACAACCAAGACACGTCGAATTTGGCGTTATGGCAGACTAGAACTTTTGCCTTCCGGAGAGCCTCGCGGAGAGCCTCTGTACTGTCCGATTGTGACTGCTCTATGTGATGATAAACTGCATACTGATAGTCATCCACATCATCCCAGCCCAGCCAGCCGAAGTGTGCGGATACGATCCGGTTACTTGGATTATATGGACTGTTATCTATCCGGCCTTCTACTCGCTCAACAGTAGTTTCTAAGTCGAGAACTAGGATATCAGACAACATAGCGATTTACCTTGTCCTCTAGAATAACAGGTATCAGGCCATGCCAACCAGAAATTTTATTCTTCATAATATTAATGTAGCGAGTGGTATCATCGTCCTGATCATTGATAGTCTTACCAATACCAATCAGTAAATCTGCCTCACTCTGCTTACCAACCTTAGAGCCTTCCAGCATACTCATAGTGAGCCTGCTCCTACCTTCCGCATCTGCAGAGGCTTGTGAGGTAGCGATCACCGCACAATTGTGTGTTTTAGCTAATTCACGCAGACGGTAGTAGAGTTCTCTAAGCCGTTCATGTCCTGCGTTAAATTTACCGGATACTTCAATTTTATCGGCTATATCGATAATGACAATGTCCGGACTAATGTGATTAATATAAGCACTCAGATATGAAACGTCCCAGCCTTGGGCATCTATGTACAGTAGCCTATCATTTATGCCTGCATATCGCGCCATAGCCGATTTAATATCCAAGGCCACCTCGTCTTGAGTTAGGTTGGTGTACGCTTGGATGGCACGTAGCCTTGCTCTAGAGGCTAACTCTTCTGTGCAAACGTAAAGCACCCGCGCACCTTGTTCGCAGAAACCCGCCGGAGCCGCCGACAAAGACGCACCAAAGGCTGTTTTACCTACGTTGGTGTAAGCAGCAGCTATCATAAACTCGCCACGACCAATCCCATAAACACGATTGCTCACAGATTGGATATTAAATTTGAAACGGTTGTCGTTACTCACAACCGCCAGCATCTCATATATGTCTTGTGCGTTTGGCTCTGGAAAATCATCAGGCATATAACCATTAGACACTTTGTCTAGGAGTGCCTTTAGATCGTCCATAGCATTGGTCTGGCCTTCAGACATAAGAATACCCAAGTTGGCTATGTCTAAGCCGACAGACTGACGCCAAAGGTTGGCAATAACGTCTGCAGCAATTTCCTGATCGATGTCGGGTGCTGCAGCAATGTGATTTATAGTATCATCGATTTCAGCCGTCCAAGCAGCGGTAGACGAGGGATTAGCTGCTCTCCATTGCGCCATCAAATCTGCAGGGGAAATGTCTTTGGCAAATTTACTATGGCTGGCGGCTATGGCTTTGTAGACTTCCCGCGCTGTGTCATCGAATAGGCTGGCTCTCAGCCTAGCCTGATTGTCTAAATAAAATTCATTACTCAAACAGCACTTAATTAGTGATTGGTACATGTGTGGTCCTCATGTGTGTCTAAGGTGGCGTTTATAACACACAGTAGGACATAAAAAAAGCCCCCGATTAAGAGGGCTGATTTAATTAGCAGTTAGTATGTAGGTATATACTTATGAAGTCCGGAATTTCATCCGCGCCACGTCAGGCTTGCCGTCACCTCTACGCTCCTTCATCTCCATGTCTGTATAGACGATGGCAGGATTATCTTTGGATAAGGCCGCAATGGCATCTTTCACTTTCTGCTCTTGTGCAGCCGCTTCGCTGAAGCCGCCGTCGATTTGAAAATCAACAATTATGATTGCTCGTGCTTT